TTTTATTTGTCCTGCAGCATCCCTAACCTGATCCTGTATTCCGTTGATTTGATCTGAAACACTACCCATAATTTTGGGTGTCTTTATTGACAATTCAGGGAACGGATTTGTAGTCATTAAATCCTTAGGTGATGTTGGTACATCCTTTTTCGCAACCTCGGTATTGATTTGATCCATGACATTTAGTAATCTAATTTCAGGATCAAGGATACAAACTAATTCTTGTTCAAACTTACCTACTCCGAACTTACTTGTTACTTCAACTACCTTATAAATGCCACTGAATGTTTCAATATCAGTGTTTGGGTTATTTGAATCGGGATTTTCGTCTATATTATAAATTCTTGGTGTTCTAAATCTAATAATTAAGAAGTTATCTGTTCCATAATAATTTACCGAATCGACTGCCCTAAAGTGTGCAAGTTTAATCCAATCAATGGCGTCTTCTTTACTCTTTAATGAATTGAATATTTTGGTATTTGTGTGCTCAATGGGCTGCGGAAATAACCAAAATGGATCACCCTTAATTGTCATCCTGATTCTCTGAAATGAACTATCAAGGCCACTGTGCAATGCAACAGAAAACATATTAGATAATTTTTGGATACCAGAATTACTACTTGATTCAACACCTAAACCAATTTGTCTGTCTTGCATTGATTCAATTCTTGCAATTGGACGTAATTTTCCCTGGCTATTCTCCATTAATCTAGTATATGCTGACTTAGCTGCCTGGGATTCGATATCAACATCGGAAATAAAATTAAATTGTTCTTGAGTTATTTTTTCTGTCATCGGCTTGGCCAAATTCACTGCGCTTGCCCTTGCCGATGCTAGGGTTCCGTCGTTATTAATTCCACCCCTTGATTGTACTTCTGATAAGAAACTCATTCTGCTTTCTGGCTTAGATTTTTCTAATAGCAATGTATATCTTTGCTTTGTTGCTTCGGGTAAAGTTGATCTTGAGATTTCTTCTCGTGCCGTAATCATTGCTGTCTGGGCGGCGGCAGTGTTTGATGTTTTGGCATTATTTTGTAAAGAAATAGCAGCACTAAGGGTATTTGTTATCTTAGCCTCGTCTGCCGCATGTGTGTGCGTGACCACACCTTTATCTACCATTGCAGGATTCTGATAGATACCACCGAAGCGAGCTTGGGAATTTGCAAAAGCATTATTGATAGTTAAATCAAAATTAAGAATTTGATCATTTAGCCCCGTAAAAATATAATTATATTTCTTCTTTAAGATGCTTTTCTTAATATATGTTGCTAATCTTTTTCTTTCGGCCGCAAGTGTGAGTGGCGCTGCCGAAGTTTGGAACACGTTAGCATCGAGAATTCCTAAATCATATTCAACAACAAAAATAGTAAATTCTTTAGCAACATCTTGACGTCGTGGATCAAATTGCAACGGCCTGGTCTCAGTAATGATTCTCCAAAATTGTTTCATCTGGTTAATTTCTTGATTCATTGAGGCACCGTCACTTCCCGGAGTAGGTGCATTCAACATACTCTTTTGATATTCCCCGGTCTGCGCAAGCAGTGAATCGATGACCTTATCAACCGCCGTTCCTGACGGGAAGGATGCGTCTTTATTTTCAAATGTTACAAAATTGTCGTGACGTCGAGGGTTTGTACTCTTATCTACCGGCGTTATTTTGTAATTAGCTATCTTAGGATCTACAATAATCTTAAAGGAGTCCGGTATACTATAATTGTCAACAAGTTTTAGCAATTGGTCAGAATTCAACTTATCTTGCAATTCTGCCATTGCTTTTGAGAATGTGTCAACATCATTTAATACTGTATTCTGCTGTAGTGTAAAAATTGCATTTGATTGAACAAATTCATTATAAATAATTGCCTCAAACTCGTAGCGTGTTCCTGCACTTGTTACATTGGCCTTGATTCTTGTTAGTTTTAATGTCCATATCCATTTTAGAATAGCAAGCGAGCCTAAAGACCCTTCGTCGGGTTCCGATGTTTTGGGATTCCTGTTTTTAAATTGTAGTTGCAAATATACTGGCATGACTGCCCAATTACCGATGCCTAACGCTATGGATTGATAGAACATCTTATCAATAAGACCGGCTCCCGAAGGCTCAATAATTTCAAATTTTACATTTGTTGAGACACCTGTCCCTGTTTCAACAGAAGGAGTTGTAACTCCCCTAATCTCTACCTTATCGATTGTGAGGTCTGTCACAGCAGTTTCGGCAATAATTGTCTGGTTGGCTACATTAAATATTTCGCCCGAGCTCGAGCTTTCCGGATTGGTAATAAACAGTTTCCAATGATAGGTAGCGGCATCATAATTATCAAGTATGTTTGGTTGAATTTTTAGAACTAGACTAAGATCTTCGTCTGTGGAATTCGTAACCACATTATTACCCTCGTGAGAATAATTATTGTCGGGTGCAGAAAATGTTGGTAAACCTGCTCTATTAAGCCTGGCGGTCTCTGCAGGGGATTGATTATCTATCTGCCCCTTAATAGCTTGCCGGGCCAGCCGTGCGGTCTCTGCTGCGGACTCGTCTAGGTTCGGTGGCCCCCATTCTCCCGAGGCGCCGCCACCACCGAAGTCGCCGCCGCCACCGGTCATAAATTTCTTTAAGAAGTCCATATTACTGTTTTAAAATGTTTGCCGGTACGTATATTTCTAATCCAGCTACAAAGTCGTTAATTGGATCAGCCATTAAGTCTGGATTTCTAAGACAGAATACCCACCATAGTTTTGGAGTGCCATATTCTTCCTGACTTAGCAGATCTGGCCGTTGATCGTATGCTGGCGGAATGACAATAATTTTGTCAAAATCGCTGCTCGGAACCTGGCGAGGAACCCAGAGATCTAAATACCAATTTCTAATGGGTGTTGACAAATATTGGCTTGTGTCTCTCGAATTTTGTGCCATTTTAAATATATCCCCTTCCAACTAATTTACCGGATCTAAATTCATCAAGATTAAATTCATTTCTAAGTTGAATAGGAATGTATTGTGTTTCAAGTTCAATTGAAACAGTCATATGTGTCGGAACATATGTATAACCGCCTGAAGATCCTGCCGGAAGACTTACGCCAATTCCTGCAGAATAAATTTGATTTTGCACTGTATCAACAGGAACATAATCAATATCTGCCGGGTATGTGAAATCAAAAGATTTCGGTAGAACAGGCACATTGTTAAATTGAAATTCTCCTAGATAATTGAATAGTAATACAGGTGGAGGAGTTCCTGCTCTATTATAAGGGGTAATTCCGAAATATGATTTCGTGACTGCACGGAAGAAGTGAATAACTGCCAATAAATATAGTGCTTCATCGTTTGACTGTGCTGTAAATTCAGCTGTGATACTTATGGGTTTAGGATACGATCTGACATAAGCATTATAATTGTAATTGGTATGAGTAAAGGAACTTGTATCATACTCTGCAATATTGCCGGTAGTTACCGACGGGGTGTATGGAAAAAGGACACCACGTGTAGAATAAAGTGGAAATAGTATGTTTGACTTATCACGGGGACCAAGAATAGTCAGAGCCTGATTGATATCCTTAGGCTGTAATCTTGCTCTATAGTCTTGTTGTGGCATGTGGGTAGTCTCCTATCTTCTTATTTATCTTGGTTATAAACACATATGTTAATTGCGAACCCCTTGACTATTGAACTTCTTTGTGCTACACTATACGAAACCCTCTAAAGGAGAAGATCTTAATGAATGATCAAATCGAAGACGACGAAGACCTACTAGACATTCCGGAAGTACCCGTGATGATTCCGGTTAAGAAAGTAAACTATCTCAACAATAAGGATATGCTTAAAGAAATTCATCGCAGCAAGAATTCCTTTTCAGAATACATTGATCCTAAATATGGTGACTACGATGTTATTGTAGAAAACCTTCAAGAAATTTATCTATCTGAGGTACAAGAAAAAGGCAAGATAACAAGGGCATCAAGAATGGGCGTAACTGCCTTTGAAGCTGCTGTTGCAAGTCGCCCAGATAGGCCAAAACTTTCAGAGTTTAAAGTGAAGCCTGACACAATTTTAGTTGACGATCTTGTATTTAGAGTTCTCACATTTGAACACATTCCGTTTGCGCCTGGCAGAAAAAAGAATCCAAAAAGTGTTGCAGATAATCATGTTAAGTTAAATTTCTTCCCCTTCAAGCATTACATCATTGAGAACGGTGCAGCGAAAGAGGTCGGTCGTTCACATTCCAAGAATGGAAAATTTAATCTAGAGCGTGGCAGCATTACAAACAAGCTTGCCAAGATGTTCATCCTCATGGTGAACAAATATGGCCAGCGCGGCAACTGGCGTGGCTATACCTACATTGATGAAATGAAGGGACAGGCATTACTCCAACTTGCGCAGATGGGATTACAGTTTGACGAATCGAAAAGTGATAAC